GTTATAAAAACAGACATATCTTTAAAAAAACTATCACACTTACCAAAGATTCATTATGAAAATCTAGATGATCCTGCTTATTTAAAGTGGCTTTATCAAGAAATTAATGGTTGTTCTTGTCCAGATTGGTATATACAAGAATATCTATTAACACACATAGAAACAAATATAGCGGAATTTATTAATGAAATCTCACAGAAAAATAGCTAGTGGATTTAATGTAACACCACTTAAAGAATCTCTTGAACGAAATAAACATTTGTTTGATCAGATTCCTTTACGTAGGTATGGAGAATCACCACATAAGCAAATGACTGATATTTGGGTAAGGCATAATTACTTACCTCCTTTTCTAGAGACTGGAGATTTCTCAAAGATTAATGATGAGCATGATAGTATTTGGTATCCTGCTTTTTACGAAATACCTGAAGTGTCTGACTTAGTATTTAAAACCATGTCCCTTGTTAATGGAGAAAGACTTGGTGCAGTATTGATTACTAAACTCCCACCCGGAGGTTCAATTGAGAAACACACTGATGGTGGTTGGCATGCTCTGTACTATGATAAGTATTACATACCAATTAAAAATAAAGAAGGTGCTGAGTTTGGTTTTGAGGACGGGATAATCAAACCAGATGAAGGAGATGTCTGGTGGTTCAATAATCAAACACCACATTGGGTAACTAATAATTCTAATGAGGATCGAATTGCTCTAATAGTTTGCATACGATCTGAACAATCTAAGGAGAGATTCAATGCCTCTTAGCACAGTAGCAGCAGTTGTAGGTATTGCAGGTGGTGTTAATAGCATCATGCAAAGTAATAAAGGTAGTGGTGCAGCAGGTGATGGTAATGGAGCAATGTCTCCTTGGTTTGCTAGTGGTGGTGGTAGCCAAGCGGCTGCTCAGTTGCAACAACTTATGTCTGGTGGCCCACAATCAATCTTACAAGATAAAGCTTTCCAAGGGATGAATGATGCTTCCTTGAAAGGTGTTCAACGACAAATGGCTGCTAAAGGCCAAGGGTTGTCGGGCAACGAACTTATTGCTCTACAAGAACAAGGTAACACTAATGCAATGTCTTTCTACAACAACCAAGTACAGCAATTGAGTAGCCTTGCTGGTGTTGGATTTAATCCAGCTGATGGTGCTAGAATCAACTCTGCTAATGAACAAGCTGGCTGGCAAGGTTTAGCACAAGGTATTGGTGGATTGAATCAAGTATCTTTCTTTCCATGCCGCAAAGATAGCATATAAGGCAACACTTTCCAAACCACTGCAACACTACGGGCGCAACAACGTAAATTTGTAGCAAAGCAAACAGGCAAATGGATATTGAAACATACAACCTGCTCCGCAAAGGGCATACCGAAAACCCGGAAACCGGGGAACCTATCCGTTTAAGCAACGATGAAATGGCCGCCTTCAAATGGAAAGTGGCGGAGGAAAAGTTTGCAAAAAAGAAGCACAAACTGAAAGATTTGGTGATTATTCGGCATAACTTGAAAGTTACCCGCTACGGATGTAGCGTTTTCGATGTGGTGGATAATGCCCGTGCAATTCAGCTTTGCGACAAGGCCCCGAAAGAATGGGTAAGGGTTCGATTGAAAGTTGACCCTGTTGGTGTGGAAAAAAAGGAAGCGAAACCGGTAAAAGCGTAAAACATGGCAAATTATAACGGGTACAATGGAAAGCGTATCGTAATGCGCAATGTTTCGGAAGAGAAGAAGAAAAGAATGGACGGCAACCCCGTCTATAAGTACATAGTTTTCAAAGCCATTGCTGGTTCTGATGTTGAACCGGTTGGCGTGAAAAAGAAGCCGGAGCTTGCACCGGAACCAAAGCAAGAGGGCGCTGATAAGGCGCAGCCGCAAGGCAAAACGGGCGAGTAAATTATATCGCATGAAAATACAGATAGAATTGTCTGCCGACCAGTGGCATAGGCTCACTGGCGTAAAACTTGATAAACTGACGGATAAATACCCGGAACTTTTCGATGATGGGAAGGCAAAAGACGATGCTGATTTTAGCGCCGTTTTGTTGGAACTTGAAAAAGAAAAGACGGAAGATTATGGTAACCGGCAGTGGCAACGAAGCCGCAAAGCCCTGGAAGGTCGCCTGAAAAAGTTGGGTATCGAGGAATTTACGAAGGCAGAGGAAGGATTAGACCTGTTGATTGAACAACAGGAGGCCGAGCAGGGGAAAGACCCCGCCGCGCAATTGAAAGATGAGGATATTAGAAAGCACCCAGTTTTCAAAGCAGCAATTGCCGAGGAAGTTACAGGGCTACGCACGAAATTAGAGGCTACCCAGTCCGAATTTGAAAAATACAAAGGCGAAGTAGCAGGGAAAGAAAGGCACAATGCAGTGCAATTAGCCGTTTCGGAGCAGCTTGAAAAACTCAAGGCAGGTTACGGGGCAAAAGGCAAACAAGTAGCATTAGACCGCTTCTTTAAGGCGTTTCCCGGCATCGGCATAAATGAAAAGGGGAATGTATTGGATGCAAACGGAGAAGAGGTATTACATGATCACTCCCCTGTAAAGTTAGAGGATTTTCTAAGGCAGGAATGGGATCATGGATTCAATGCCGCGCCCGACAGTCCAACTCCACCACCACCAACAAGGAAAGAAACCGGGACGGGGGCTTATAATATCACGTCAGCCGATCAGTACAATGAGATGATTCAGCGCCCAAACCTGACACAGACTGAAAAGTCTGGTATCAGACAGGGATACGCTGAATTTCTCGAAAAACAGAAATAAAGGAATTTATTCCACGAATATAAAAGCCTTTGTACGATGTGCAAGGGCTTTTTCTATTTACACTAAATAAATAAGAACATGCCAAACACGGTAACGGCGGGTGTACTTGTCAAGTTGCAGGCGCTATATGAGGAAATGTATAGCCCGGACACCGCAAGCCCGCACAAACAACCACTCCGTACGGAGTTTTACACGGCTCAAGCCCTGATGGAACGTAACCGCGCCCGCGTTAACCGCGTGCTGGTGAACAACGAAGAACGGGGGTTTGAGTTGAATTATCAAGTCTTTGCGGACGACGAATTGCCGGACATCAACGGGGACAGCGACGACGTTGGCACCGCCTGCGCTGTGTCCGCCGGGGATTTCCCGACAACTGCCGCCCTTGCTTATGCTAACAACATAATCATCCGCGAAACGGTATCGGTAGACGACAACCTGACGAACAACATTTGGAAAGACGGCCTAAACATGGGACACCACAAGGCCGTGGATGCTGCAATTCTGGTTAACAACCAGATCGAAGTAGCTATTGCCCGCATTCGCGCAGGCATTAATAGCCGATACATTACGTATTTGGATGCACTGAAAACGCCTGTCAACTTGGACGGCAATTTGCCAGACACGGTAACATACGACGCGGGTACGGATTCCTTTGTTGTTGCCGATGCTACGAACTTTCAGAACGTTGATTTTTTGACCGACGTTGCCGCCATCGCGCAAAATAACCGACTTGGTACGGACTACTTTTTCATCAATGGCCGCCGGGCTTGGTACAACGCGCTTATTAATTCCGATTACTACCGACTCAACGACAACGGACGCAATCAGATTCGTTTTCAGGATTTTGAAATGTATTTCGATATTGCGAAACTGGATGCGACGCTGGGCGACATCAATAGCTTTGTATTGACTTCCGGCGCTTACGCCGCCTGGAATGCTTCATATAGCTCACCTTCACCGGAAGAAATAAGCCTGGACGTAGACGGCAACCGCCGTTTCGTATACTACATCGAAGACCCGGTAATGAGCATTTGGGAGAATGGATCTTTGCGCCCGGTTCGTTACGAAGTCGTGTATGTGCAGGGCTGCGGAGGCCGTCGACAGATTAGCCAGCGCTTTTGGAACAACCACACGTTTGAAATCACATTTCACGGTGGATTCCAGAATGCCCCGCCATCTGCAACAACGCACACCGGTGCGCTGAAATTCACCGGAGTTTCCGGCGTATAACCTTATTTTATCACTGACATAAATATCTAATCTGATATGAAACGCATTTTTCTTTATTTGGGCGCTTTCGCCCTCTTGTTGACCGCAACCGTCCTGCTAACATCGAGCGCGGACGGTAACACGGCAGCAGCCGATCAGCTTTCCGCTACCGATCTTTGCGAATTAGCTTCGCTTGATTTGTATGCTGCTGAACTTGCTGCGTCTACCGCGTACTACCGATACCCGACCACAACGAGCGGATCATCTGCTTTTGTAGGTGATACCATTACGAACGCAACCAATGACACTGTGGAAATTCCAGTGAACTTGCTTACAGATCGGAATTGGGCGTGGACTATTGTTGCCACTAACATTTCTGGCACCACCGCCGTGATTGCAACCGTAGAAGAAGCAAGCACAACAGGAACGCAGGCGGCTGCTATTGACTGGGATGTGATTGGCCGCGACACATTCAGCGCGACCGGGCAGGACTGGATTCGCGGGGAGCATACGACGGGATTTAAGCAGCGACTTATTTTGGACGGCTCCGGGACACAAAGTACCCGCATTCGTTCGGCATTTGTCGCAAAGCCTAATTAAGCAATGGCGGACTGTCTGACAACACTCATCGGCATTACCCCGGCGGAATGCCCGTGCTTTGAGGGGATAGACGCAGGGTATACGGATTCAGATTCCGGGTACTACCTGACTGACCCCCTGTACGGCATTCCTAATCTTTCGGCAGTACTGGCCACACGGGCGCAGTGCGAACCGGCAGACAACACGGTGTACAATACGCTGAATGAGGCCAGGCAGTCCGCCATACGTGATATACGTACTGACCTAATGACCGCCCTTAGTCGTTTCCGCGAAGGCGCGGGCGCTTGGCGCGGGGTAATTGCAAAGAACAGGGCAGTAACGGGAACCGTTAATTCGCTTGGCAAGAATGGGACGCAGCTTTACAGCACCCGGCGCTTGATTGATGCCAGTTTCGTAATTACGGACTTGTTTATCGGCGCAAACTTTACGGGGACGGTAGATGTCAAGTTTGAATCGAACCACCGCACGTTTACACAGGCAGACATTACTTGCAACACGGTTGCAGGAACGTTTGAACAAAACATGCTTGTAACTCCGGTAACGATACCCCTGTATGATGCAGCAGAACAGGAATTGTTTTACAACTTGTACTGGGAGCCGACCGGGGTGCAGAAACCGCTTACATCAAGTATTTGGTGTTGCGGCGGCCCCGGCGCATGGGCTAAGTTTGTACAGGTTGGCGGGTTTAATCTGGCAACGCTGGAAGAAAGAACGTTATACCGATCCTCAACCGCTTCCGGCATTCTGATAGGCGGGTACATTTCCTGCGCAAAGCTGGATTTTATCTGCAATCTGGATGAACTGAACGGGTATGACTGGAAAGAGCTACTTGGTAGGACACTACTTTTCAAGTCCGCTATTTACGCGTTTTCGCAGATGATAAGTTCGGATCAAGTGAACTTACAAACCCTGCTTAATGCAGAACAGGCGGGTAAGCGGATGAAAGAGTTATCGGAGGCTTACGCGACCAATATAGAATACATTGCAAAGTCCCTGCCTACCGGGTTTTCCGGGTGTTGGGGGTGCAATAAATCAGATTTTCAAATAAGCAAAATCAGAACATAATGGGACTTTCCGTTTTTGATATAGTTTGCTCGAACGACTGCGAAGACATCCTTTTGCCTGCGCTGCCGGCAGATGCTTTGTGCGTCACTACGCCTGCGCTTTCGGAGGTCAATAGCATTATCCTTACCCCCGTTGACGGCACCAACCCGATAGACTGGACTGTAAGCCCGGTGGAGTTGGTCGCAGACACCATAGACAACACAAACGACGATAACACTTTGTCGCGTCAGTTGGTGGTGAGTGGTGAAATTCCAGACCACGAAGCTGCTGTTTATGTCGGCCCCAACTTCAAGGAGCTGGTAGTTAAGCGGACGGAAACGGCATCTTTGAACGTGCCAGTGAATGATGATAATTACGACTTTCTGCGCTATTTGCAGTGTTCAAAAGTGGCGAATCAGTTCTATTTCCAGTACACTACCTACGGGGGTAAGATATTCGGAGGCGAGAACGGCATTACAATCAATGCCATTGACGTATTCATGCCGAAAACACGGGGCCAGGATGGGTACGAAGTCGCAAGGATTACGATTAAGTACGAATTTATCATTGCGCCGCAGCGTTCGGATGATCCGTTAACTACATCGGGAGTTTCGGGTGTTTAATAACGCTTTTCTCGGAAATTTCGCCGTCCCTGCGTATGTCGGCTCGCTGCCTGTTGATGTAGGCGGCGGGCTTGCGCTTTCGGAGATATGTAATATTTTGTTGTTACCAATTGGCGGGGCATTTCCTACCACATGGTCAGACTTGGAAAGCCTGCAATCGGCAATAGACAATACCGATACGACGGGCGGGTACGGAAAATGGTTAACAGGAAAAGGCGTAATCCCGTCCGCAAATGTGTTACTGGCTCCGCTTGGCAGGCAGGAAGTCAAAAAAGTGGGGGCGGAATATACCCTAACTTTCGAGGTTCCGATCTACTGCGCAGCGTATTATGAGGCTTGCCGGACAATACAGAAAAATCCAACTTACTACACGCTCTGGTACTTCACGGTAGCAGGGTTCGGATTCGGAGGTCAAAATGGAATACGCCCGTACTACCTGCACTGCGACCTGCCGAAAGGTGGCTCGGACGGGGCGGTAGAGATTGGAATCATTACAATCCGATGGCGCGCAGACGGAGATCCGGCACGGGTGTACCTTGCCGGGCTGAATGGCGGGGCGGATGAACAGGAAGGATTAAGCATAACTATGTTTGCACAGCAATTCATATCGGTTTCTTCCTCCACCCTGACGTGGACACGAAACAACGGCGAAATTCCGCCCTCACCCTCGGTACGCTTTCATGTGTTCCAAAACGGGCAAAAGTTGCTATCAGGCGCTTATGTGATTACGGAAGGCACGGGGGTAGGCGAAAGCGAGGTGGTCATTGATTCAACATACTATACAGATGGAAATACTTACGAAATTGTCGCCTATTTTTAGGCTCGTTTTCTTGCTTTGCCTGCCCCTTTTCGGTTTTGCACAGCAATTCCCAGTCAACAATCAGAAAATTGTGCAGGGCGTTGGCACCTCGGCGCAGGGTATTAGCTCTTATAGCTCATCCCCCCCTACTGTCAACCCGGCTACAACGACTTGGCGGCACGTGACTTCACTTCATATGGACACGGTTTTGCAGGTGCAGTACATCTACAAGCGCCCACGCTGGTACCCGATCAGCGTTGTTCGGGACACGGTAGCACCACCTGCCACAAAGACATCGGGAAGCGCTACAATAGATTACACAGAAAGTATCTGGCAGAATACGGTGGATTCCCTGACCTATTATTACGAAGAGGAAAACGGGTGTTGGCAGCCAATAGGCACGTACATAAGCAGCACTACCCCGTCCGATGTAGCCGCAACCGGCTCCACCGGGGCGATTTGCTACGGGTACGGGCTTTGGTACGACCCGGACGTTGATTCGATCTATGCACAGCAGGGTGCGACGTGGACGGCCATAGGTGCGGGCGGGGGAGGTGGTGGTGGTTCATTCGATGATTGGACAGCCGCAGCCGATTCCGGGACACCCGCCGTAATTTCGGACGGGGAAACGGTTACATTTTCAGGTGGTACAGGGCTAAGTAGCGCAATTTCGGGCAACACGATTACAACAAATCTTGATAATACCGCCGTGACGCCTGGCAGCTATGGCAGCGCTACGCAAGTTCCCGGCTACACAGTAGACGCGCAAGGCCGGCTAACGGCAGCGAGTAATACAAGCATTCAGATCGCGCAAAGTCAGGTCACAGGGCTTGCGGATTCACTTGGAACGGCTATTTCCGGATCGGGCACAAACCTGCGTATCCCCGTCTGGACGGGTACAAGTAGCCTCGGAAGTTCTACCTTATTGCAATCAGCCACCGGGCAAACGCTTGACGCTAATTTGGCCTTCCGCATCACGGGCGGCACAACGGCAAGCAGGCCAACAGGCGCGGCGGGGATGTGGTATTGGAACACGACAAACACGACAATGGAGGTACATTCCGGCTCCGCGTGGGGCAGTTACCTGTATAGTGCAGCCGCCAATGGGGCCGGAACGTCTGGCCGGGTTTTCTATGCCAATGCAAACGGAGCAGCCGCCGCTGATGATGATTTATATTGGGATTTTTCTAATAATAGGCTCGGAGTTAATATTGCTCCAACCACGCAAATACACCTTACAAGCTCTGCAACTGGTTCCGGGCTTATAAACAGTGGTATTAATATTGTAAACACCGCTGCTGCTGGTTACGCAAATCTCTCCTTCAATAATTTTAACTCGCAAATCGCAGAAACTAACGCAAGTTTTAGCAGCGGCGGGCTGATTGGAAATACGTTTGGGCACTTCACAAACGCGGCTAACGGCATTTCCTTAATTGCGTACAATGCAACAGGACAAATCAAGTTATTTACCGGGGGCATCGCGACAACAAACGAGCGTGTCCGAATAGACGCCGCCGGGCTTGTTGGCATCGGCACCACGTCCCCCGACCGCCTACTCCACGCCGAACTATCCGGCTCCGCCACAACGACAATAGGATACCCTTTCCGGGCTACGCACATCACATCCGGCACGGCAGCGGCTGGCTTCGGAGCAGGCATGGAATTTGAGGCGGAAAGCGCAGGCGGAACAAACCGCGTTGCAGGCACCATCGAGAACCCGTACACAGATGCAACAAACGCCGCCGAAGTTTCCGACCTCGTTTTTCGTACCATGCGCGCCGGAACCCTGACCGAATCCCTGCGCTCACTCGGAAACGGAACGCTGCAAATCGGGACATTGACTGGAACGGCTACCCAATTAATGGGCGCAACATCGGGCAATATTGCAACAGCCGTCACCCTCGGAGCCGGCCTTAGTTTCAGCAGCGGGACGTTGAACGGGGCTTTCTTGCCCCTGACACTGACCGGAGCCACAGAAGTAAACACAGCCGGCCAAAACCTGTACTTTCGGGACGCGGGGGCGTACCCGTTCACATTTATGAACAACAGCTACTGGGTTGCCGCAAGCTCGGTGAACAACTACATAGACGTGGGTTCAACCGCATCTAACGTAAATATTGTAAGCGACGGGCTGATATGGCTTAATAGCTCGCTGAACCTGGAACTACAATCTACGGCGCGGACGCTGATAGATGCAGATAGCATAGTCATAGAAGCTACCCTACCAGTGAACACGAACGCTACGCACGTGCTTGTACGGGATGTAAGTACGCAGCGGTTGGAAGAAAAGACTATTTCGAGTATAGGCAGCGGTGTGTATTTGCCACTATCCCTTTCAGGCACAACGGAAGTCGTAACGAACGGGAACCAGCTTACTTTCAGGGATTCGGATTCAAACCCCTATTTGGCTTTGACTTCCGGAACACTTGAGATTGGAACGGCAGCAAGTACGGTATTCAATATGACCGGAGCCGACATTGATATAAGTGCGGGCGGTACGGGCGGCGATGTATATATGTACGGAATCGCGGGGGTAGTAATAGAGTCAGACGCAGATATAAGCGTTGCGGCTGACTTAGGGGTATTATCAGTTACAGGAAGTACGGTTACCGCATCATCTACCGGGGATGTGAATATAACAGCGGACGTTGATCTTTCCCTTATAGGAACTAACATAATTAATATGCAGTCGTCGGGCAACTTAGATGTAGATGTCGCAAACCTGATTGTTAACTCCCCTGCACAAGTTGAAAACCTTGTTGGTCTTTCGGCTGCGCCTTCTCTCGGAATCGCAAACGCTGGATCAGGTGCAACAGTTACAGGGTATAGCGCAGAAAGTAGCAACGTCAGCGGGCGATTTACCTTCACAACTGGTACTGGATCAATGACGGGCGGTAACGTGGTTACTGTTACCTTTTCATCTCTTACATGGCCACAGGTGCCAATAGTTCAAATCGGAGCCGACGCGACAAAGAACACAGCGGGCGGGCTTGCGGCAGCCGTGTTAATAGGAGCCGGAAAAGCTGTTCCAATTGCTTCGACTACCGATTTCATCCTATACATAGACGCAACCGGACTTGCTAACAGCACCCGGTATGATTTCACGTACACAGTTTCATCTGCAAACTAATTCAGACAGATATGAAAAAGACAATTTTTTTCTCAGCTCTTACCCTACTTGCCACAATAGCAACCGGACAACGGGAGCTTACAAAGGACAGCCTCGGCGCGCTTACTAACACCGCCGGCGTATTTTTCCAAACCCGGTATTTGGCCTACGACAACGGCGAGGCTGAAACCTTCACAACCCGGATCGGAGACAGTCTAACCGTTAACAATTTCCTGACCAATCAAGCTGTCGAGGCCGGCAATAAGTTTGCACAGGCAGCAATTGAGGTCTTGCAGCGGGGAACGGTGGTTAATCGAATCCGGGACATTAACGCAGCGATGCAGGGCGCAACCGGGCGCAGCACCTTAGATGCTATGCGATCATTATACTACACCCAACTTGTTGACACGGTAGGCGTAGATAAGGCGTACACATGGCGCAACAGCACCAATACAGATATTAATGTCCGCTATCTTGCTAATGGCAATATCCGATTTTCTGGCCTTCCTGGAATCAGTGGCGCAACCCGTACAGGGGATTTGTTAGGCGCTAACTGGTTACGGATCAACAACTTTCCAACCAACAGCGCAACCTACCTATATCGGCTCAAGGATGGGCGTTGGCTGACGATTGATCGGGCAAATGAATTGCGGCGGGTAGGAATAATCGTAAATCAAAACTAATAAGATATGAAAAAATGGAATTGGTCTAAAATCATGCAAGCTATCCTGCTGCTCATCGGCGCAATTGGCGGCGGTACGTACATGGTGAATGAAAGTGGCATTATTTCATCTGCGCCAGAACAAGAGGCGGCGCAGGAAATCTATGATGCTGCTCCCGTTGCCCCGATAAAATACGTGGTAGACGTACAAGTTGTGTGGAAGAATACGCCGCAGGGTTTGCCGGGTACGCACTACTTATTAGCTATGCACCGGGTTGAAATGCCAACCGTTCCGAACATCGGGAACACTTTCAACGAGGTGAAAAGATTATTTGTAGCGGGCAAGATCAAAGCCCCTGTTGATGATTTTGTTCCGGTATATGGGTACACAGCGGAATTAATTGCAAGAACAGGAATACCCTTAGCGGAGCCGCCTGCAAAAACTACACCAGATAACCCGTCCACGAAATGAAAGCGATAATACTACTTCTATTCCCGGTTTGTGTTTTTTCACAAACAACTATTCCAAACCCGATGCCGGGCGAAGTGCAGGTATTTGTCGCCCCTTCGGCAAAACCCGTACCCGAACAGGCGTACAAGTTCCCGCTCCGTTCTGCCTTGTTCGGATTTGGATCGGGCGCAGCATGGGGTATACATGAAACGTGCGTGAACTGGCCGGATAGAATACCGCCAAGCTGGAACGAATACTTTTGGGATAACCGCGTAAGCTGGGAAAACAAGTACAAGCGCGGGGAAGATGGTGAGTTGTTGCAGCCGCTGACCCCTAAGTTTTGGGGTAGCACATCGTTTTTTGTCGCTACCACGGACGCAAAACACTTGTTTGCATCCGTGCATCGGTGGGGTATGTTGGGCGCAGGAATAAGTATCGGCATCGGTGAGAAACGAAAGTGGTGGCATTACGCGGCGGATATTGGTATTACGGCGCTGGCATACGGGGCGGGGTTTCAAGTGTCTACATTTGCGTTTAGGCTGTAATGAAAAAAGCCCCGTGCAAAAGTGCGCGGGGCAGTGCGGGTGGGGGGGGGGTAATTCTTGTTACTAAAATCCGCCGCCTAAAAGATAGGCGCGATACGTGCTACGTGGCACGTGGCGGTTATCGCTACCTATGTAGCCATAGGCTACTTTTTCTACCGCCTGCAAGTGAGTTGGCGCGGGTATCCCGCAGCGCTCACACTGGCCATCTAACGCCTCCGCCGAAATGACGCGCTGCTTGTAATCACTTGACCAGTCGCCTATACTGGTTAAGTGAAAATAACCGGGTGCGCCCGGACTTCCAAAATAGACCTCTTGAAACCCTTGCGAACGCAGGGCAGAGGCCTTTTCTTTTGTGTGAACTATTTGCAGTTGCATGATCGTTTAATTTAGTTGTTTAATTGATACTACAAATATATAGGCACCCGCCCCCGAAACCCAAAAACGATCTACCAAAGTAAGCAGTTTATAGACGAACGATTACAACTACCCGACCAACAACAAAAAAGCCCGCACTTTGCAGCGCAGGCTTACTATAACCCCAAAAAACCAAAATGAAAAACAATTTACTAAAACCCTATCAGCTACAAATATAACGCCATTTATCAAAAGAACAAAATATTAATTTCTATCTGTCCCTCCCCTCCATCCCGGCGCGTTGCCGGGTATGGGGGCTTTTAAAAACACGACCATGAAAAAGATTTTCATTTTCCTTTTTTCTATTCTTTCCTTTTCAGGTTTTGCGCAGGAAGAACAACCGGACTTCGTTCTTCCGCCATTCACCATCGAAATGGAAGCTGTGCGCAGCCTTGCCCAAACCGTGGACTACTGGCACCCGCTAATGGAATCAGAACAGGCATGGAGCCAAAACACGGGCGAAGGCGCGGTGGTATTCATCCTGGACACTGGCCAAAACCCGCACCCGGACTTGTCAAGCAGCGGCCAGCAGCACAATTTCAACACCACGCCGGAAGCTATGGCAGACGGTAACGGGCACGGGAGTTATTGCGCCGGCGTTATTGCAGCACAGGATAATACATACGGCGCATTAGGCATTGCCCCCGGCGCTACTATCGTGTCCGGCAAAGTGATGCGCAACAACGGCACGGGAAGCAATACCGAAATTGCAGCGGGTATTCGCAAGGCAGCCGACGTATATGCCGCCAACTTTTCGCAGTACATCGGCATTTTGTCTATGAGTTTTGGCGGTGGTTCTCCAATGCCCGACGTGGAACAGGCTTTACAGTACGCGGTTTCAAAAGGCATGGTGTTAGTCGCTTCTGCTGGCAATTCAGGTTTTCCTGGCACCGGGAATACAATGGGCTGGCCTGCCCGGTACGACTTCGTTATTTCCGTTGCAGCACTTGACCAACAATCAAAGCCAGCCCCGTTTAGTTCAGGTGGTGAGGGCTTGGATTGCACCGCCTATGGTGTCTCTATCTATTCCACCAATCAAAACGGTGGCTATGGCCGGGTTTCCGGCACCAGCTTTTCGGGGCCAATGGTGGCGGGTGTTTGCGCGCTTATTGGAACTTACCACCGCACGGCGCTATTAGCAGGCGATAAGGGAAAGATTAACGAGCGAGTGCAGGAACATGTTCGTAAGTACGCAAGCGACCTCACGGGTACAGGCTATGGTTCGGGGTGGGATGCCCGTACGGGCTACGGACTTCCGAAAGCTACTGTTTTAGATAAGCCTATTCCCGGAGGTACTACCACACCAGACCCACCTACGCAGGCAGCCCGTAATATCAATATCACAGTAAATGGCGTCTATCCAATGGTGTGGCGTCCGGCTGATTCGGAGTTATTCAAAACACTAAACATTGAATTTGAGGTAAAGCACCTTTCAAAACAGGGAGCCGAAAAAGCACATGCCGACGCAAGCGCATGGATTGCCGGATTCTTTACACAGCGTGGGTTTATACTGCTTCCGGGCAATGATGATTGGGAGGCTGTTTTTTGGTGCAGACACTTCACAGAAGTGATAAGCAAAGTACAGGGCGTACCGCTTACATGTATGCGCATAACGGCCACAACAGAGGGCGGGCAGACATTCACACTGGAAGATAAGGATAGGCGCGCAGGGGCCACAGCTAAGGCAAAGGCGGGTATTAAGGCGGGAGTTATGACCGTTAGCTTTTCAGGCGAGTAAAAAGGCAAGTTAGGAGAACTCAAAATCCGGTTTATCTGCATACCACACACAATCCTTTGTTATGAAAACTAAACTAATCAGTATGTCCAGATTAGCCAAATTCGCATTTTGGGTAGAAACCTTATTATCACAGTTTGCGGGGTTCTTAATTCACTTCTTTACCCCGATTGCTCCGTTCATTATTGTTACTACGTTGCTTGTTTTCATAGACCAATATACGGGGCGCCGGGCGGCAAGAAAACGGGGAGAACAAATAACATCGGGCGGCATGAAGCGAACAATAGAAAAACTTGCATTGTATATGCTTTCTCTTGTCGCAGCCGAGGCCGTATACAGGGTTTTTCTAATGCAAACAATCCCATCTGCGCACCTGACGTATGGTGTTGCGGCGCAAATTGCATTCACCGAACTGAAAAGTAACTTAGAAAACGTGGCAGAGGTAACAGGGACAAGGGTTAACCTTGTGGCAATGATCCGCTTCTGGAAAAGATAGGCTTTATAAATTCACATAAAAATTCACAAACCATGAAAGAAACGACAGAATTGTTCGACTTTATTTTTGAATCGGGCGCAATTGCAATCAAGGAATTAGCAGACGGTGCGCAGTGGCAGGACGCTATTGCATTATTGCCGCAAATCCTGAAAGCTGGTCCCGCCTTTGCCGGATTGGATGATTTGAAAAGCGAAGCGCTGAACAGCACCCCGCAACAGGTAGAAGATTTGTTTGCCCGCCAAACGACGCGTCTTGTTGGCGCAGGCGTAGAGCCATTCACGGCAAATGCTATTGTAGCGGGACTGAAAGGCGCTTACTACACGTTTGCAGCCATCGAAAAAGGTAAGACCGAGGCTGTCCCGGTAATTGAAACAGAGGGATGGGTAAGCGACACAAGCGCTTAATTTCATGGGATGTGCCAATTGGCACGTTACGCGCCGGGTAGTATGGAAACGCCCGGCGCTCTTTAGGGGGCGCCGGGCGAGGTTTATACGAAATATTTTTCGCACACGAACAGGGGATACGACGCCCACAATTTTGGGTCGGCGGTTTCAGCCAGAACCCCAAAATTGGGGTGTGTAATTTTATTTGGCGAAATGGTCGCCTCCTCTATAAACTCCGCCATTGTTTCGACGGAATCCGTTATGTAGAGGGTTTGATACCCCCTTCCATTGTGTACCATAAGGCATGTTTCAGGAATGTTTGTCGTTGCAATATCTTTCAATTTTGCCATCTACTTCTCCCGCCCGACTTCGCGGCTTTTTGTTACCCTGCTTGCGTTACGGCAGGGGTTAAAAAAAATTAGAGCGATAAGATCAGACGCGTTTCCGCGTCTAATGTACATGGATTGGTAGCGTTGATGCAGCTACAAGCGATTGCACCCAGGAATAGAACAACCGCACCTATAATAATAAGGTTAAGATTCCATGCATTCCAAAATATGCTTACCTGACATAAACGCTAACGCTTGAGCATCAATATCAATATTTCTGCTCGAAAACTTAGATAAGTCGAACAAGATGGACTTTACTGCAAAAAGCGCAGTACAGATAAATCCTCTTGAGGCCACAACGGCCCAAACTTCTTTTTTAGAATTGCAAAAATACAGTTCGGCAAGTAAGGCCAAACGGCTTTTGTATTTTCGCATATCATTGGCGGACAACCCGCCTTTAGGGTTAAATGTGCTGTCTATTATTTGCTGGCTGGTCATTTTTGTTTGCCGTCTGCCTTATTGCTTCTGACCCTACAAATATACGCCCACCCGCCCCCGAAAAGCAAAAGCCTTCGACGAATCAAAGGCTTTTATATACGAATCTAACCAACCGCCCGACTAATCTTGAATTAACCGATACCCCGCACACCGCCCCGGCCTGCCGAGCCGGGTGGTGAAGCGGATCACGTAGCTTTCTATTTTGTGCCCCTGCTTTTTTAAGTCCCAGATACGGGCGGCAAGGCGGTGAACCCCGTAGCGTTCGCGGGCCACTATATCGGTAATCGAGCCGCGTTTTTGCAGGTGGGCGAGTACTTGGTCACGCTGGTTCATGCTTCGTTATTTTCGCCGTTACCCAATACGTCCCATTCGTACTCGTTTTCCACACCCCCACCGACTTTTCCGCCCTTCGTAATAATCCACTTGTTGCCATCTTTTTCTTCGCACCTGTACCCGTTTTCCCGAAGCCAAGCCGCGTGCTGCTGCACCTTCGCATCACTCGAACCCCGGTAAGTCGAAGCGGCCCGGAATCGCTTTACAAAAGCCTTAACGCCTTCGCTATCGTCAGGGGACGGGTATTGCTCTACCCCTACCCCAATTCCTTGTTCTGCCCGTTTTTCTGTTTCTGTGTGTTCTGTCCATGTTTCTGTGTTTCTGTTCTGCCTTTCTGTGTTCTGTTCTTTTTCTGTCTTATATGCTTCTGTCTGTCTTTCCGCGTCCCGCTTCCAATGTTCCCGTTCCCGAATTTCCTGTTCGGATAGGGTACGGCCTAACACGTCTGTCTTGCTCGCACTACGGGGGAGGGTAGCCGTAATGGTACCGTTGTTTTGCACCTGAAAGTTAACCCGATCCTTTACCCCGAGCGCACGGGCAAGGCCGGAAATCATACCGTTACCCGCTTTTTCCTGCGCAGCCCCAAAGACTTTGCCAAGCGTTGCGGACGGCTTAACGGCGTCGCCTGTTTCCGCTTCATATATTTCAACCATTACGCAGCAGATAACGAAAAGCGAAAGGGATGCGGCCATAACATACCACAGGACGCCCGTATAGTTGTTCAGGCGGGTGTTGTGTCCTGCCAATGTTGTTGTAATAAGCCCTGTTAATTTCTCGTTTCCGGCAATCACTTTGCCACCCTGCTCTTCTACATAAGCATCCAGTTTTGCCTGTGCTTTATCAAGGTTGCGTTTCGCCTTTTCGATACCCCGCTCCCCTTTCTGGGTAGCGGATGCAACAGCGGATGCTACCTGTTGCCGCGCCCAATCATTTCCGCTGTTTGCAAGCCGTGCAACCTCCGCACCTTTGCTTTTCCGGGCCGCTTCTATTAGGTTCTGTGCTTTCTGTTCTGCTTCTGTTACTGCGTTCTGTGCGTTTTGTACAGAATTTTCCAACGACTTCTGTCCTGACAGAAACACGGTATTATTCTGTGCCATTGCGTTTTGTTCAGTAGAGGTGTCCGCCGTTCCCGTGACCATGCCGCCGAGGTCAGGGGTGACAACAAAGTTCATGTAAGCGGAACCGGCGATCATAATAATGGCAACAATCACAGCTATCCAGTCGAATAGTTTCATAAAGCCGCTTTTCTGATTGAGCCGTACCGCTTCGCCCGGTTTCATGCCGCATATACGAAGCACAACATTAACAGCATAAGGCAGGAAAACAAGGGCTTTCTGATCCAGTAACCAGTAAAAGCCCAAGCCCCCGCAAACAGCTAAAATTGAGTGGGTAAGGGGTGAAACATTGGCGGCAAGCCAAGTCCAGTTCATTACAAGCATCCACCCAACGGCGGCGGTGCCTAAAGCTAAGATAACGTGTGCGCCCATCATCACACTACGGGCATTGCGGGCGATGTCCCGCGCAGGATTTTGTTCTTTCATTTCTATCTGTCATTAAGTGAATAAAAAACAAATATAAGACAGACTTGGCAAAAATCAAAACACAGATGATTTCTGTGCGCACAGAAAAAGAAAAGGATTTCTGTGTTGTCGAACAGAAGTATATTTTGGTCGGGAAAAACCCGCACTTGGTCGTAAACATTGCCCGAAAAAAAAGTTGGCTTGTATCTTTGTGGTATCAGTTAACAGTAAAACAATTACGACAATGAAAATTGAACTAACAGACTATGACCATTCCAATGTCCGCCGTATCAACGGTGCCCACGCTTTTGAGGCGTGGACAGGCGACGCAAACAAACCAGAAACGCACATCATAGATGTTGCTGATTTCCTTGAATATTGCCGCGACACTAACAAGATTCATTCCGACGCTGACATTAGCCGTCACGGTGCTGGCTTGGTTCGCATCCCAGAACGGATTACGGGTATGTGGGACGCTGGTAGGGGTGAGTTTTACGAACAGGAAAAAACATTTTCTTATAGCTTCGCTGACTTCCTTGCCGACTTTTCCGGCGCTGGATTGACCGAATCGCTAACTAATTACTTAAACGACATCAAAACTATTGCGGCATGAACACATCAGAAACCATTACCAAAATCGCCGCCGCACTGGTCGCGTTTAACTCTGAATGCCCGGAGGTTGTTTTCGACAAGGAAAATAAGTTCTTGGGCAACAAATACGCTACATTGGGCGCAATCCTGAAAACAATCCGTCAACCTCTTGCAAAAAACGGGTTGACGGTTATGCAGGGGCTTAATGCCGACGGCCTAACGACGCGTGTACTGCACGTTTCCGGCGAATGGATAGAAAGCACCGCGCCAATGATCCAGCCGGGCGAAGAAAAGGGCAAGAGCGCCGCGCAGGTGTATGGCTCAATCATTACCTACATGCGCCGCTATATGGTTACGGCTGCGCTTGGAATTGTGAGCGATGAAGACAATGACGCACAGGCTGCAACGCAAAAGAAACCAACGCCCGCCGCGCCAAAGAAATCAGAAGCCGTTTTAGCTATCCGGGCACTGGTTGTAAGAGCGTTCGGGAATTACCAAGCTGACGACAAAGCAGACATACAGGCGCAATTGACCGCCATTCGGGAAAGCGAAGATATAGCAGTTTGGGAAAACCATTTGAAGCGGTTGGATAAAACCGAATACAACGACTACATCGAGAAAAAGGCGAAGAAATGATGCCGGTTTACCACTTCGACTTAGAGCAGCGTTCGGACGAATGGCGCGAAATCCGCAAAGGCAGGTTTACCGGAACAGATGCCGCACTGCTTCTTGTTGCCGGAACGAAACGCGCCGACGGCTTGGGGGTAGGGGTAGAGCAAGCTATGTTCCTGAAATGCGCCCAACTAATCGCTGACTTTGACGATTACCAGTTTGAAACCTATGCTACAAGAATTGGAAACGAACGGGAAGCGGAAGCAGTTGCCGCATACGGAGAAAGGATTTTTCCTAAAGCTGTGACTGCTTGCGGGTTTGTGGAATTAGGTGATTACTTCGGGTTTTCGCCTGACGGGTTGGTTGGGAAAGATGGGTTGATTGAAATCAAATGCCCACAGCCGCCGGAATACCTTCGATACATTACGACCGGAGAAATTTCGAAAGACTATCTGATGCAAATGCAGTGGGGCATGTGGATCACAGACCGAAAGTGGTGTGATCACGTTGTTTTTAATCCGGATTTTGGAGGATACCCGATACAAGTACAGCGGATTGAACGAGATGAAAAGCTGATGTGTGTGTTTTTAAGAAAGGCAATTGCAATCGAGGCCGCAATGTCTGAATTACTTTTTACCTACGAAATGATGAGTAAATGATCGCAACGACAAAAACAGACCGTTTCAAAGTCGAACGGTTGCAGGAAAAGATAATCGAACTGGAAGAATTAAACGCCCTGCATTTGGAGCGCATTTGCGCCCTGCATGACGATATGCGCGAAGCCGTGACCATTGCCGATGAGTTGCGGGAACGGGTAGAGGAATTGGAAGCCTGCCTTTTAAGCGTTGTTTCAATTGTTGAAACGGGCTTCGACGGCCCCCGAATCCGGGACTTGATTATTGAAACCGTAAAACCTTTTGAGCATGAATAACGTATGCACCCCTGCAATAGCCCGGCGGCTAAAAGAACAGGGTTTCCCGCAACCAGTCCCGGAACCGGGGCAGGTGTGGTACACCAAATCAGAAGCGCCCTTTGTAGTGGTTCAGCCAAAGGGTAGCCAAATTGCCGTTGGTTGGCCTTATGTTGACTATTCATTTAGCCACATAGATAAGTTTGATATTCACTCATGCGTCTACGCTCCCACCGCCCCCGACATTCTGCGGGAGTTGGGATGGGAGTGGCGCGTTGGATATGCGGAAGATGCAAAAGAGTATTTTTGCGTACATGAAACAGGTAGGTATCTATATTACAACGACAACCCCGCAGAAGCCTGCGCCGAGGTATGGGAGGCAAAACAGAAACAGCTATAATGGAATACACGTACTTAGGCGACCGCTTCACCTCCCCCGCGCTCAGGCGCCAACCATGCCGGGCAATACGCCGGGCAGACGGCAAGTGCATCCGGGGCCGGAACGGGAACATGCTGGTAGAATTTGAAGGCGGTGCGCGGGTGGTTGTCAACGCCCGGTTGCTGCGAAAGATCAAACCCTGCCCTAATCCGGTGGGTGGCACGGGGAGGTAAGCCGCGCGGCGTCAGCTTTCCCGTGTCTTTTTCGACCAACCCGCGCATTTTCCCGACGAACCGATTTGGAAAAGTTGGCGGGTTGGCTTATCTTTGCAGTGCTGGGCCAGTTAGCAGATGTAGGCCGCCCCCTGAAAGGGTGGACACAAAGGCAGAGACGCCAGCAAGACATACCAAAATCCTTTTCTTCTCGCAGGTAGGAGCGCGAAAAGAAAAAGGTAACGTGATCGGTTTAGATCGTTCACCTTGCCCGTAGCTCCTACCTGCGGGCTTTTTTATTTTTATAACTATGCTAAAGCAAATACCGACATCTATCTGGGACAACGAAGATTTTAAATGCCTTTCGCCACAGGAACAAATGATAGTGCTTCACGCCATAACTTGCCCGGAATCGGAAGCGGATTTATACGTTTTATTTTGTGGTAAAATATCTTATCGGCTTGGGCTTGACAATAAAAGAATAAAGGAAGCATTTGCTTTTTTGGCAACCCTTTTTCCGAATTCTTTTCGATCAGTAGAGGGTAGCTTTGAGGTTGTAGAAATTAATGCCGCAAATCTTCTTAAAGCCATATCAGTATGATAAACATCCACCACAATCTTATTCGAGAAGACCTGAAAATTATCGGGTCGGACGGGCTTACCGTCCTGCTGGTTATTGCTTCATTTATCGGCAAAGATCGAAGCGCCTTTCCTAAATTTCAGACGATTAAATCAATGTCCGGGCTGTCAAAAGAGCGGGCATATAAAGCACTTGCCACCTTGCAAACCACCGGGTATTTAGAGCGGTCGCAAGAAAACACGGCGGGGGAATGGGGCAAAGTTATCTACCGAATTAGCACCGACAAATTAGGAGTCTGGATAAATGCCAATGAATTTCCGATGGAGGAGGATAACCGCTTGCCGGAAACACGGCATACGGAAAACCGGAATACGCAAACACGGCAAGCATTAAGTATTATTAAAGATAAAAGTATTGTTAAAGATAAAGAATATATAAACCCCGCACCTGAAAAACAAAAACTTCCCCCCGCTGAACGTAAGGTAAAAGAAGCTATGTTAGAAGCCTTCCGGTTTTTTGAAGAGTACCCGGCACAACAGGAAATGATGTGTATGAATGCCAAACGCCCCGACGCACTACACCCCGAAGTGTGGAGCGCAACCTTAGAGGCGTGGATTAGATACAACATAGACAACCCTGCCATTATCTGCCATATCGAAACTAGCATCACAAAATCGTTTCAGGCGTGGCTTACTCGAAACTTAGAGGCCAACAATAAGCCAAAAGTTGGTTTGTTCCGGCCCGCCGGGCAAGAGGCCGCCCCGCCCGCCTACGTTGCCCCCGTTAACCAAAAACTGCAATTCTAATGACCCGCGAAGACTTCAAAATAATGATGTCAGGTGTTTGCGCCCGTCTTTCGGAGTTGCAGGAAGTATACTGGACAGTAACAGACCTAAGCGCCATCTACACCACTACCCCGGATTATTGGCCGGGGTGGGTAGACGTAGCGTTCCTGGAATGGGTAGTGAAGCGCCGGATCGTTACTACAATCACCTTAGCGCCGGGTGCGGGCGAAGGTAAGAACGAGTTAGATGAAAATGGGTATATACGGGTATACAAGGGTAAGGTGGATGGTTGGCGCAAACCGTATTACCCCGGCGCTGTTCTGGACGTGGCAAAGGACGGGAAAGAATGCGTTTTGTTTTGTCGGCACTACCTTTTACACTGGCATGAATGCCTATTGGAGCGCTACCGTCGGGAAGATGCGAAGGCAGATGAAGAGGTTATAATCCCTGCGCTAACAAACCTTTGGCGCACCAAAATTACCCGACTTGGCAAAGAAAAAGCGATAAAGGAAATGCGGGCAAGTTTTCCGGGGGTGTACGGGGTGGGGTACAAGGATCAGTTAAACAAGGCATTTAAAATAGCGACAGATGGAAAGTAAGCCAGTAAGCGACGTTTTTTTGATGGACTGCATGGAATACATGCGCGGGCTGCCAGATGGGTTTGCAGACCTTGCCGTTTGCGATCCGCCATATGGGATAGGCGCGGCAAAAATGAACATGGGTTTAGGGAAATCAAAAAAAGCATCTAAAGCAAAAAATAGGAAATGGAAGCCGAAGGAATTGGATGATAAGCCACCGACCTCGGAATATTTTAAAGAACTTTTCCGGGTGTCTAAAAATCAAATTATATGGGGCGGTAATTATTTTGGCCTGCCTTCTTTCCAAAATTATGTAATCTGGGATAAAGAAATACCGGACGGCCTTTCATTTGCTGATTGTGAAATGGCGTGGACTTCCTTTGATGGAGCGCCCAAAATGTTTAGATACTCGGCTTATTTGGATAAAAAAACAAAGCTACATCCAACGCAGAAGCCGATAAAATTATATCTCTGGCTCCTGCGCAACTATGCCAAACCCGGCGACAAAATATTAGATACCCACATGGGAAGCCAAAGCAGCAGGATTGCAGCCTATAAACTTGGCTTCGACTTTTACGGCACCGAAATAGACCCGGATTATTTTTCCGACGGCAACGCCCGCTTTCAAAAAGAAATAGCCATGCCGCTGTTTGACGCAGCACCCGCCCCCGTAATTCAATCACAACTTATTTTCTGACAGATGGACATTAAACAAATACAAACCGAAATTGCAGATCAATACTTCGCCGCGTCCCGCGCCTTGATCGGTGCAATGCTCCGGGAGCCGCACATGTATCAATCCTTTCGCATCCCGGCTATCTGGTTTCAGGACACACCCCAAGCGGGTATAGCAAAGGCAATTGAAACGGTCATTGAGTTGTCAGGGGCAAAGGTTTACACTGCGTCCGCCGTGCGCATTCAGGCCGGGGTTCCCGCCTCCGAAATCACGGAGATAATGGAAGACCGCACCCCGATTGAACTTGCCTATGGAATGTTTATTCCGATTTATGAGCGCTACGTTGAAACGATTTGTGCCAACTGCGTTTTTACCGTCACCGATGCGAAGGGCATACAGGAACTACAAAAGCAGATCAGATCGGAGCGCCTTGTATTGCGGGAGGGTGAGGTAAGCGAAAAAGAGGATTTGATCACGTGGGCAATTGCCAAACTCGAAGGCCATGATCCGACCTACCCAACAACGCCACACCTGAAAACACTGACGGAAAACAATGTGATTCGGCACTATGCCCCCGGTGACTTGGTTATTATTGCCGGACGTCCTGGGATGGGGAAAACACAGTACATGCTAAACAAGGTAGATCATTTTTTCAACTTAGGTATGCCCGGTGCTGTGTTCAGTTTGGAAATGTCCCGCGCTCAATTACAGCGCCGTCTTTTGTCCATGCGCACGGGGAAAAACACGCTTGCAGATTGGAGCCAGTTTACCGAAATGGAACGGCGGGACATTTTAGAACAGGCCGCCCGGATTAAGGAAATGCCGGTAAGCATCGAAACGATCCGAACGATTGAGGAGATAGAACGCTTTGCCCGGATGAAAAAGCAGCGTGAAGGATTAGAGTTTATTTTGGTAGACTATCTGCAATTAGTGGTCACGTCGGGAAAGAAAAACAGCAACCGGGAGCAGGATGTAAGCGAAGTTTCCCGCCGCTTGAAATCGCTGGCAATGGAATTACAGGTTCCCGTTATTGCCATTTCGCAGCTTTCCCGCGCCGTGGAAACGCGGGGCGGTACCAAGCGCCCAATGCTTTCAGATTTGAGGGAAAGTGGCTCGTTGGAACAGGATGCAGACATTGTTCAGTTTATTTACCGCCCAGCGTATTACGAAGTCCTGGAGCCGGGGAGCCACAGCGCGATACTTTTAGACGAGCGCACCGAATTACAGCCCGTTGAGGTGATCATTGCCAAGAACCGGCACGGCAAGTTATACACGGCATCTGTTCACTACACGCCTGTCCGGGGATTCATTGACCCGCCAGCGTTTGATCCGAATGCAAGCGCCGGGCAATCATCAGAACCAGCGCACCCGCAAATGTTCCCGGCCATGCCGAAAGTGGATACTGATAATTATTTGCCTTTTTAGCCCGCTTCGTCGTTTTTCTGCCCCGATTGGTCGATAAAGGTTTGCTTTTCGTGGGCGGGTTGGGTATATTTGTTTCATCATTAACAACTAAAAATAAATACCATGTACTCAGTAAACGATTCATTTCAATCCTATACCCTTTCATCGCTGATTATCGCAAGTGATCCCGGTGTGTTTTCGGAAACAGACATCGCAATAATTAATGCACTACCTATTGGTGGTTGCCACGTTGTAAAAATGAGCAAAATAACCCGCACAATTTAACCCGCCCGGCACAGCAACCACTGGTGTAGGTTGGGTATATTTGTCGTATCAATTAACAAACAAAAAATAACTATCATGAGCGCAATTCAATTAAAAGAGGTTTACGGCGCTGCCGCTTTTTACGCAGCTTGCAAAGACGCCTTCACAAGCGGGCATACCGTTACGTCAATGCAGGCGGCCACGAACTACGCCCGACTTATATTAGTCGAACCTTAACTAACCGCCCCCGACAGCACCACGAACAACCCACCCGGCCAGCCGTGAAAGGCGGTGGGGCTGCAAGGCGGCAACAGGCAGCATAGAGATTCAAAGACTTACCCGCCGGGTGACGCCAAACAAAGGTTTGGCAGGGTTTGCGCCCCGGCGGGGACATGGAAAGGTAGCTCAGGGGTAGAGCGTCGGTTTGTTAAGCCGTTGGTCGCAGGTTCAAATCCTGCCCTTTCCGCAGAGATTACAATTAGCCCCGGTTGCTTGCCGCAAGGTAGCGCCGGGGTTTTTGAAAATGCAAGTATAAGGGAAGCGGTCAAACCCTACCGACTGTAAATCGGTCGCCTTCGGGCTTCGTTGGTTCAAATCCAGCTACTTGCACAACGCACATGGAGAGAGGGGGAGCGCGCCGGAAGCGGCTGCGATAAAATTAGCTTGACGCGCTTAGTGCCAACATGGTTTGTCCGGCACAAAATGCGGATCGGGAATATCCTGCCTGTTGGTTTCCGGTAGCTCAAAACAGGACGGCTAAGAGTAGTCAAAGGCTCCCCCACAAGTGCAAAAGAACTTGCCCGGCTCATGGGTTGATAAAGTACCCGGCTACCAACCGCTGAAATTGATTCATTCTGGGTGCTGACAATAGGTTGAGGTGAACGGGGTGGTACCCGCGCAACTGATTCCAACGATAGGCAACGGGCAAAAACTTGATTTTAGTTTTGTTAATTGATCCCCCTTTCCCGGCCCTTGCACCCTTCGCAGGTGTGGCCGGGGAGTGGTGGGAAAAAACATGGGGATAGATTGAAAACATCCGGCAACAATACAGCTTTCCCGCAATGGGTTTACGTTGGCGTTCATATATTTCTATTGTTTGGCTTTATCCCAATTCCAAACCCGGCGCTTATAAAAGTAGGCGTAGGGGGTTCGTGGATGAACAGGCTAAAAGGAATATCGGGAACGATCACAGGCTTTGTCCTGCCTATCTTCCTGGTTTGGATTCCCGCCGCGTACTACGTAGAGCAGTGGATGCACCGGAAAATGGCATGGTTTAACGTGCCTTACTTCGGGAGCGGGAGAACGGAGTGGTTTTTGGTTGTGGTGCTGTGTTTCGTTGTCCCCGTTTTGTCTGCCTGCTTCGTTGCCTTTGTGCTTGCACTTCTTTTCGCGGGTTGTTGGCTATCTTCTTACACCCAACACGAGATCGAAGCACAGACGGCTTTAAAATGGGTCGCCGAACACCCGAAAAGTTTTCTTTATTTTGTGGCAGCGGGTAAGATTGGGGTTATTCTTTCTCAAATAGTTTTTAGAATTATCAAAATATGAGCAAACAATCCAATGTAATGAGCGTCCAGCAATTCCGGCAACGCACCGTCAAACAATCAATTCAGGCGCTGGGGCGATTGAAGCCGGGGGAAATGAACAAGACCGAGGCCGCATACGAATCCCACCTTTCCGCCCTGCAATTCGCGGGGGAAATATCGTGGTACAAGTTTGAGGGATTGAAGTTCCGGCTTGCTGACAATACCTTTTACACCCCGGATTTTGCTGTAATGCGGTCAGATGGGGTAATTGAATTACATGAAGTAAAAGGCTTTTTTACGGATGACGCCCGCGTAAAGATCAAAGTTGCCGCTTCCTTGTACCCGTTTGCTTTCATTGTCGTGTACAAGGACGGGAAAACGGGGTGGAAATATGAAAAATTTTAACATGCGCGCACGAATCTGGTTTACGGTATTTATCCTGCTGCAAATCGTCCTCGTTTCGGGGTGGTGGTGGCTTGTTGACTTGCTTCCGCTTCCGGTGTTTACGAAACTGGCAATCTTTTTCTTAGTTCCGGCAATTTGCGCATTTCTTTACCCGAAAAAAGCAGAAAAGCCATGATAGCATCAATTTTCATCGCCCTGTGTGCTGTGTTCCTTGCGAGCAAGCACGGGGACCAAAAGTAAGCCATGAATCAGGAAAAATTCAACATCCTTTCTGACAAAGAGCAATGGGCATGGGTTCTTGAAAACAAAGGATTGATACAATCCATTGAACTTGATAACGATGAAACCTATATCAACCTTGAAGACAATTATCTTGCAATGAAGTCGTATATTGGCAATAGCGGCGGCGCAGAAATCCTCCTTGAATTGCTGGGATTTACAACGCAAGGCGTTTAACCCATGCCGACCCCTTTCCTGATCGAAAAGCGCGCCGGCAAAATGGCAGACCATTCCCGCGAAGTATTCCGGGAGCAGTTCGAGCAGTGGGAAGATGGGCTTTATCTTATTCAGGCAGTGGCTACAAAGGCGAGCTACAACGCCACCCGGTACAAGTACTGGTTTGACTGCGTCCTCGGCCTTGCCCTGCCCCGTGTGCGGGACTTCTTTGCAATGGCGGACAGTAATGCCGAAATGCACACGCCGGACACTGTGGAGCAACTACACGCGATCCTCCGGGTAATTTACAACCCCTTAACGATTGTAAGCGCTGCGACGGGCAAGGTGGTTACGATAGGGCAAACAACGACAATGCTGCCAGACAGCAAGTTTATAAACGAATTTTCGGAAACCATAATCGCCGACCTTTCCGGCGCTCCGTACTACGCTTTTCCCGATACCGGATGCCCGGATCGGCAGGAATGGGCGGACATGCGAAAAGCTGGGGAGTGGGAGCGGTTTAAAAAGGAATGGACATGTATCTAATGAAAGTCAAAGACCTGAAAAAAGCATGTGTTGGTGGTGGGTATCTGTTACTTCATACCGAATATGGCAATGCCTTTGCAATCAATAAACGAGTTTCCCGTATAGCAGCCCGCCGGAACGGTAAGAAATACGATAACCGCCCGACTATTATAACCGGGTTCCGGGAATGCAGTTTCAACGAATACATCACCTATAAAACGCCCTTTGTGGTTTCTGCCCGATGAACAAATCCAATTCACCCCGCCCCATCACCCGCGCCACGTTCACCGTCGGCTCCCGCCAAGTGTGGGAAGTTGACCGCATGGCGGAAAACGGGATCGTTCAGGACTGCGATGTTATTACCGCGTCCTATGACAAAAAGCAAAACAAAATCCGTATCTTTAAACACGGGCAAGAAATAGCACTATTTGAAAATCCGATGTTTTGCGTGGAGCGATTAGGCGGGCACATGACCCCGTGTTACAAGGTAACGTGCCAGGGAATCCGGGGTATACTTTGCATGAGCTCCATAGACGACCACGTAAACGATTCCCCGGTAGCCGGGGGACGGGGTCAGGCAATGGAGCCGTTGAAACTGCAAAAACTAAGGGCATGATAGCACTTGAACACCCCATCCCCGTCACATGGGTTATAGGCGAAGAAAACGGCGAGCAGATAAAAGTAACCCGCTTCGATACGGCGATGTATTTTATAAGTCATCCGCATTTTCAGGGCGAATATTACGACACTTTACATGCCGCCTTCCTTGCCTTTGAAGCGTACGCCCGCAAGGATGCCCCACCCGCCAACCTGTCCGACCTCGACCTTTGCACCCTGGCGGAACGGTGGGTGGAGGGATTGGATTCAAGCAACGGCAACTACTACCCGCTGCGAATGCTTAGGCAGTGCGAACCAACGCCCCCATGCCGGGAGGTGTTCCTGGAGTTGGTGCGCCGGGTTCGGGAAAAAGAATAACTGTTCTCTACAATATCCTTTCGCATCCCCCGGTCAACTTTGGCCGGGGGTTTGCTATTATTGGTCGTTTTTTTGGCTCAATTAGTCGAGAAAATAAGGTTTTCGGGGTTGGTTGCCCGTATATTTGTTTCATCATTAACAACTAAATTTAAAGATCATGACAACATTTCAAGATGCCGAAAGGCTTGTAGAGCAAATCAACGAATTCGATGAATCTACGCCGGAAAAAACGGCAGCAGTGAAAGAGAAGTTCGGCAGCCTGCTTAAAGCTGACGCTGCACTCAAGCCCCTGAAAAACGAATTGCGCGCGTTGATTGAAATCGCGACGGACACAATGAATGACGCCGACTATATCGCCTTACGCGACATCGTGAAAAAGTGCTACATTAAGTTTCTTATCTAATCCCCCCGCCCGGCCTCAAAAACCGGGCTTTCTTTTTTGTACAAAAGTATTATCTTTGCAAGCATGGATCGGATACGAAACCGGATACTGAAACTTGAACAGGTCGAATGGCGAAGCATAAAAGACTTGCAACCCGGCGACCTAAAGCACGTCGCAAACGCCGACCATATCCGGGCGTCCATTCTAAAAAACGGTTTCGCTTTCCCCTTCGCCGTCTGGCAAGACCCCGAAGGCGACCTCTATACCATAGACGGGCATACGCGCAAGGACGTATTGGAGGGCATGGAAAACGTGCCAAATACCTTACCCGCTTTTTTCATTGATGCCGATAACCGGGAGGATGCTATACGCATTCTTTTGGAAGTGTACAACCAGCGCCACAACGAGATCAACCCGGTAGCGCTTACCGAGTGGTTAGAGGTGGAACAGATCGCGGTGGAGACGGTGAACGTTGAGAGTTTGCATTCATCAGAAGTTAAGGAAGCAAGAAGCGAAGTAACGGAGGATGAATATGACGATACGCTACCCGAACACCCGGAAACGGTACTTGGTGACTTGTACGAGATCGGGCCGCATAGGTTGCTGTGTGGGGATAGCACTGATAGCGATCAGGTGGCAAGGTTGATGAACGGGGAGAAGGGGGGTATATTGATTGCCGACCCTCCTTATGGCATAAAATTGAGGTATGTGGGAGTGATGGCTAATAACACAGATGGTAGTATTTACGGTGATGACAGTGAGTTTGATCCAATTGTATTGAATATATGGGGTGTTGCGATTCAATATGTCTTTGGGGCTGATTATTTTATCGAAAAATTACCATCTCGAAAAGGATTATGTGTATGGGCAAAAGCTCATACAGAGCAAGAAAACACGGTTTTTGGGGCTTCGTTTGAAATATTTTGGCGAAGCCACAGAGACAATCGGGAGATTTGGTACGAAAAAAGAATAAACGCCCTACCTGAAAACCTGCACAAAGTGCCTACTCAAAAACCCGTAAACTTAATAGCGCGTTGCATCAAAGACTCTGGAGTTGATGGCATTATTATTGATCCATTTGCTGGGTCAGGCACAACAATAGTTGCCGCTGATCAATTAGGCCTACGGTGTAATGCAATTGAAATAATGACTACGTGCTGCGACGTTATCGTTAAGCGAATGATAAAACTAAACCCCGCGCTCACCATCAAACGCAACGGGGAAGATGTTACGGACTTCTGGAAAGAAAAAGCCGCGCAAGCATGAACAACCCCCGCACCCGGCAGCAATGGATTTTCGAGCAGTTGGAAAGTAACGGCGGGTTGACCTATGAGGAATGCTTCACTAACTATTCACTAAACTTCACTAAGACAAAGCGCACCTTTGCAAAGGACTGGAATAAGGCCACCCTGCGCCACAGGGAGTTGCAACAGGCGAAGGAAAAGGCCATAACCGATACAATGGTAGGGGAAGCGGTGCAGGCCGCCCAGAACGGCTTAAAATCGAAATACGAGCGCATGTCCCGGCTTCAACTCGAAATCGAGCGCATGGAGGCCGAACTGGAAAGCGGGCGCACAATGGAAACGGTAGAGCGCGGCGGGAAGGCGGTGCAGTTTGAAAGACCGATAACGATACAGGAACGCAGTTTAATCCGTCGCACTATGCAAGCATTCCACTCCGAAATATCGAAGATGGCGGGGGAATATGCCCCGATCAAACAGGAACACGCCGGGAAGGACGGCCAGCCCCTACCTGCTTCCATATCCGTTACCATCCTTTCACCCGTCCCACCCGTAATGTCAGAGGATGACATTACAGACTAAACCCATAGCGTTTTCCACTACCCCGGTTTTCCAGTGGAATTACCAGACCGGCAAGCGGGTAGTCATCAACCAGGGGGGGAGTAGTTCGGGCAAAACATACAGCATCCTGCAAGTGCTTTTGCTTCGCCTCATCGAGAACCCCGACCGCGTTTGCACCGTCATAGGCCAGGATATACCCAACCTGAAAAAAGGGGCCATGCGGGACTTAGAGCGCATCCTCACCGATTGCCCCGACTTCAACGCATTCATTTCAAGTCACAACAAAACAGACCGAACGTATAACTTCATCAACGGCTCCCTGATGGAATTTACAAGCTACGGGGATTCCTTAGACGCCCGTAGCGGAAAGCGGGACTATGCCTTTTTCAACGAGGCTAACGGTATTGCATACGACATTTACAACGAAGTGGCGATGCGTACCACCACTCAAATATTTATCGACTACAACCCCACCGCCGCTTTTTGGGCGCATACCAAATTAATGGGCCATGCCGATGCAGTTACCTTTTATTCTCGTTATACGCATAACCCCTTCGCGCATCCGGCCATTGTTGCGCACATCGAAGGGTACAGGCTAACCGACCCGGAAAGCTGGCGGGTATACGGGCTTGGAAAAACCGGGGCCGTGCAGGGGCTTGTATTCCCTTCCGTTGCTATTGTCCCCGAACTTCCCACCCACTACCGAAAACGCGGGTACGGTTTGGACTTCGGTTTCAACCACCCCACCGCCGGGGTACTGGTTCAGGAAACGGAGGGCGAACTATACCTCCACGAAATTATGTATGCCTATGAGCAGTCGAATAAGCAGATAGCGGACACGCTCAAAGCCGCCGGGGTAGGTAATGCGGTGGTGTGGTGCGACAGCGCAGAACCCCGCACAATCGCAGAGCTTCGGGCTTTGGGGATCAATGCCCTCCCAGCGAAGAAGGGGCCGGATAGCATCACGGCGGGGATAAAGTTAATGAAAGGCTTCAAGCGTATTAATATTACGGCGGACAGCACCAATGTGCGTAAAGAACAACAGAACTACAAGTACAAGCAGACAAAGGACGGGGCGTATTTAGACGAGCCGGTGGATGCATGGAATCACGGGAAAGACGCGGCACGCTATGCCTGCACAATGTTATGGGGCAAACTTAATGCCTTAGACAACCTGCTTTAGCCGCCGTTGTTGCGCGTTCGTCGAAAAAACTTGCACGTATCGAACCCGCGCCGCAACTTTGAAAGAAAAAAGCATGGAAAGCAATATTGAATTTTTTAGGGCTATTGTGGATTGCGATGTGTGTTATTACCGCGTTGACATTATTACCGATGTTCGACAGCAAGGCCCGTTTCTTTACCTCACCCTGAAAGGCGGGGACAAAAGGACGGCTGAATACAATTGCCCAGAAGCCGCTATGGCCGACGTTGCCGCCCTTGCCCGCTGCCCTAACTTTCGGGGTACGTTTTCCTAACTTTCGTCGAGTAACTGCCACGATTGGTCGTAATTTGTTGGCTTTTCGTGGCTGGTTGCTGTATATTTGTTGTATCAATTAACGATTAAAAATTAAACGATCATGGCAAACTTAGAAGGATTCATCGCCAATCAAATTGGCGATCTTGCAGAAGTGATTATGCACAAGGGTGTAAGCGGCATAGAATTTATCCCCAATGATGGCGTTGAAGTAAACGTTGCAATTGATGCGGTTTTTGCGGCAGTAATCGCAAACAACGAAAGTGCCTTAACCGCCGCCGCCGCAAAATTCGCTAAGATTATTCGCTTGTAATGCCCGCCCCCAGCCCCGCGCCGGGCTTCACCTTTTAAATTCAAAACGCGATGCCGTTAACGCTAACTTGCAAAATAACAGCCCTCACCCCTGACGGGTCGGGCTATGAAACAGATATTCCAAACGGGGACGGTTCGCCGTTCCTGTATTACCCGCGCTACAATGAAGCAAGCCCGGCAATGGTCGGGAAAACCCTTACCGTAACCTACGCATCGGAAACCGTAACCTACGCATCAGAAATGGTGCGGACAAGCGAGCGGGTGGGATGAAAAGATACTTCTTCTTTGCCGCATCATATCGAACCGAACTCGCTGCTGGGTCGTGCAACTTCGGGACAGTGCTATCAGAAGGCGTATTTCCGTCAATTGATTTCTTGAAAAAGATAGTCAAAGAAAGGGAAACAAGAGCATTCGATATAGTAATACTTTCGATTTGCGAACTTGCAGCCGAAGATTATAAATTCTTGTTCAAACTTTAACGCAAGTGGAGTAATCGCTTTTCCCCGTCCCCGGTCGCAGTTGGCCGGGGGCTTTTCTATTGCGCTAAATATCTTATCTTTGTGGTAAATACCGCAACATGTTACGACAGCACAACCCGCACAACGTCATAGCCTTTTACGACTTCGACAGCAACGAGGCACACAAAGGCTATCTGCACAGCCCCGTCGCGTCCTTGCCCCCGTTCCAGTTCACCTACCCCGATGACGGGGAAACAGTGGACACATGGGCACTTGTAAACGTAGACACTGGGGTAGAATCGGCGCAAACCGTCGGGCAAATAGAAGTCGAAGCCGTTACAGCACTCAATACATCTTGGTTCACGTACAAGGGTACAGCCCTCACCAACGCCCCCGTCCCCGGCATGTACCAGATTGTCGTTACTTTAACGGGGGGGGGCGTAATCCGTTCTCACCGCATCTTAATGACACGGGCATTCGATTCCTTCGCCGCGTTAGGGCTTGCAGTAGGTGACTGCCTTTCCGACCCGGAGGGCTTGGTTTTTTCGATTGACTTTGCCGCTACCTTCGGAGCATGGGGAACAGATCGGGTTTTACTCGACTTGAACGATACGGGGAATTTCGTATTCATTTCTACCCTTTCCGACTTCACCCTGACGCATACTGATCTTGGAACTACTGGCGGCGCGCCAATCATCCGTATAGAAACAACGACTGTGCTGCCTAACGAACCCGGAGCCGTAAACACGGTATACCGGGACTACCGTTATACGTGGGCAGAGGGCTTTCCGTGCGACGGGGTACTGACTGCCGTTGCAACATCGCAGGCGGAATACGCGCAGGATGCGTATGTATTGGCGTTCACGAACACGAACGACCTGCAAGACCTGGCACTGCTCTACCAAACCAGCTACATCCAAAAGTTCTATTTCTTTGGGTATAGGCTTGAACACGTCCCGGTACTCGATCAAAACTTTGAGCTTAACGGCGAAGGCGGGCGCTTCCTGTCCCAGGTCACGAACCGGGAACAAATCGCGCTGGACTTCTGGCCCATGCCCGACTACTTGCAGGCGGTACTTCAAGCCGCCGATCAGCACGATACCGTGACCCTTCGCAACTTCGGGGGGACGGATGAAACGATCTATGAGATTGGCTGTGAAAAGAAAGACGTAGCCGGGGCTGTGTGTCCGGGCGGTACTTTGCGCTTTACGTCGGCGCCCGTGGCGGTGCAGGGGTGTGAAACCGATTACGAATTAGCGTAAACATAGATAAGGAATGCTAACAATTATATTTGAGGATGGCGATGTTATCTCTGCCAATATCCCGATAACATCTTACTTCGTGCAGCAAGTCGAGGCAAAGAAAACCCAACACCTTAGCCCGGTAGAGGTGTACGCGGACGGGGATGAGCATGAATTAATTTGCACCCGCTTTGCTAACTTGCCACATGGGCGCCACGTGACTGCATGGGTAGGCGAGTGGGCGAAATTTATTGCCGTAAACATGAAATCGCTGGAATGGGTGCGAAAAATGGCATTGGAAGAATTATAGAGTACATCAATTCCCGCGTCGCAGAAATACAGGCACAAGGCGAAGACATGCACAGCACGGTATTGCGACAGGGCGCAGTCCTACCCCCTGACCCCCACCGAAAACGTACCGCTCGCCGCATCGTAAGTCCCGCTTTCGATCCGCATCCAACCGAGGCCTGTTCTAACCAGCAGGCTTTCGTCGTATGCCACAAAATCTTCCGCGCACACCGTGAAAGAAAACGGAACCTGTGTTTTCACTTTCGCCGCACTGTCAAACACTACGGGGTCGCCATCCCACGTTCCCGTTAGCCGGGGGCGGTTGTACGTGTGATACGTCCGCATCAAATTAGGAATAGACAAATGCCCATTCAGAAGCAATTCCCCTGTGAGTGCTGATGTATAAGAAGTAATATAGTATTCTCCGCCAGATTCACAGGCATTGACAAATACAAAGCCCGCATCGGCAAAAGAATCGGGTAGCGCAATCAAGGAAGCTACATCGTTGTTTGTATCGGGTATAGCGTATTCTTTCTTTTGCCGGTCTTCGTTTCGGAAACAACTGTACATGTACGGGACGCCCTCGAAAACAGAGCGGGTCGTTTCCATGAACTTCCATTTTTCTTCACTGATCTGCTTATCCGAAGCATACCCGTACTTGTTCGTTCCGGTAAGCCGCGCGGGCTGCGTTGCCGTCAAGTCTTCGCCGTTCGCCTCTTCAAAATACGAAGTGTGTTCGATACGCAGGGTAGTCCCAGAAATGCGGAACTCAATTCCAAACTGCGCTTTCAAAGAACCAAGTAGATTCTCTATTGTCCACTTCCCGTTAGTGGCGTCGTTGGTCGCGCTTGCCCGCTTCACGTCGCTTTTCTGGAAAACAATCAGGTTGGTAAGGTTTGCCAGTGCGGAAGTGTACACGTCATTCACCGGGTGTGTAGCATCCCCGTCAATCGAAAAAAAGTCGGAAACCACGCTAAGCCCGCATGGCAAACAAACAGCGAAGATTTCAGAAAGCAGTACCCCGTTTGAAATGGCGATGCTATTGTAATTTTCCCCATCAAATTCAGCACCGCCCCGCACGTCTGCAATTGCTTGGTATAGGTACGAAACATTCGGGGGCTGCTCCGTCAGAAGGCCAACAGGCACAGCACGGGCATAAGTAGAATCAGTAGGGCAGTTATCATCTATCAATATCCAATCATCGCCGCATGGCTCCACGGGAACGCCGGCCAAACAGGTAGAGGTATAGATTTGCCGGATGTAGGTAGAACGGACAATATCTAAGGGCGCATCGAAAGTTACGGCCTGTTCAATCAATGTCCACCCTTCGCCGGGCGTGATGCAGTCGGTGATCGGCACATCATAATCGGCAGGGTCAATACCAACTGCGCTATATTCGCAGGTGATCGTTTCGTATTCGCCTAAGATCGTGTTAACCGTCTCTTTTGCTGTCAGTGTCAAGATATTTATCTCCGCATCCCACGCCGCAAGGAAACAGGCGTAGGCATTCACGTCATCCCCCTGCACCGTAACCCGGCACCTATCCAAATCCCAATTGAACTGTGACGTTCCGATTTTCAGCGTCTTGGAAAAGAACAGGACGGCATTATGGTAGATGTTCAAGGTAATTTCATTGCAGTCAGCGTCATCCTCCAACGCTTTCAGGTATGTATAATCATCACCCCGGAACGTAAGCCCGGTTTTGAGCGACCGCAGGTAATACCCGAACTCTTCATCCCGCACCGTTTCAATTTGCAGGGTCGGGTTTGATCCGAATACCGGGTCGCAGGGGGTCGGGGTGTCTACCCCATTGTCAAATTCGTAGGTGAAGCCTCGTAACATGGCGTTTTGTCGGTAAAGTTACGCGGTTTGTCGAAATTATGTTGCAGGTGTGCGGGGAAGGGGGTAACTTTGAAAGAAAAAGAGATGGCAAAAGCAACTGTGATAGATTACGCCGATCCGAGCGTCGGCATTATGCAGCGTGATTATAGCGTTGACCTTCCGTTTGAATTTGACGAAATAGAAAACAACGAGCGTGATTTCTTCCGTCGTAAACTTAGTGAGTTGTATGGTCCATTCGCAGAAGGCAAAATTGTAGTCCATTTTGAGGATGAACTTCAAAAGCTTGAAGACGAATACCGTAAAAACCTTGCCGCCGCCACAGAATGAACCAACTTATCCGCTTTCCAGATCAGTCTGAATCTTTTGCTTATGGCGTTGAATACGGGCGCTTGCTTCAAAAGATGGAGCAAGGCGACGAAGTAGTTATGAACAACGGCTTTCCGGTCAGGGTTGAAAATAAAGCCCTCATTGAAAACACTTGCCGGATTTTAGGGTACACCCCAGTTTTCGGGGAAACGCATTTTGATGAGTGGGTTGAATTTATTGGAATCAAAAAAAACTCATCAGAAAACTAATCACGCCCACCGGGGCATAAAACAAAGTACAATGCAAGAAGAAAAAGGAGTGACGCTCCACCCGCTATACAACGAAACGATGGCGCTACCGGATCAAATTAATGCCGTCCGGGTAACATGCCGATACTGTAATGGCGCTGGGTGTGGCATGCCAGACTGCGAGAACGGCACGGAGGTGTTACCATTTTAACGAACCAATCAAAAACGGGGCGGATGTTCAACGCCAATAAATTCGGAATGCACCTCGCCCATGTCCGTAGGGGCAAAAGGATGTCGCTTCGAGAAGCAGCTAAACAAGTTGGCGTTTCCGCCGCATCTTTATCAAGGATCGAACGCGGGGAGAAACCAGACATTGATACTTTTGTAAAAATATGTCAGTGGGCGGGGTGGACAAAGAAGTGTGATTTTTTCTTTGCTGAAAATCCTGCTGACCTTGATGCATTTTAGCCCTACCTATACCCATCAATAACAATCTTCCTTTCCCGCGCCCACAGTTCCGCAAATTCCTTGCTGATCCAGTTTAAATTGTGGGTGCAGTTATACCCGCCCAAAACCACCTTCACGTCCCCCGGCCTCTTGCCCTGCCAGTCCAGATTATTCCAGCTATCAATCACGGCGCGGGTATAGATTAGATTCAACCTTTCCATGCAAAACTCCCGGCTATCCCGAACCCGAACCCCGGCGTAAATGGCGTGGGTGTCCGTTCCTAATTCGGTAGCGTATTCCAGCGATAACGTCCGGTCAAATTCCATGTACAGGTCATGGGAGAAGCGGGTGAAGTGGCGCTTTGATACGCCCCCGTTCGGCTGCATGAAAAACTGCTCAAACTGCTTTTGGAATTGTTTGAGTGGCACCCGCCCTGCCACTGCTTGGCGCATGGCTTGGATGATCTGCCGGGAAGCGGGATTGGAGCGCAGGATTTGCGCAATGTACCCGTCCGGGGCTTGCTTGCCGTCCTGGAAGCCGTACAAGCTAAACATCTTTTCGGCAACACTCTTTTCCACCCCTTTCGGATCGGTAAAAATGGCTTGGTATTTCGTTCCCAGCCCGAACAGGCGAAGCATCCTGTTGTATATTTTGGACAGGATACTACGGTTTGCCTTCGCCGTTTCGGCTTGTAACAGCACGGTAGCCGCTGCGATCTTGGAAATGTTGCGCACGGTGAACGTGATGCGCCCCCGGCTATCCGTGTCCAGGCCTGAAATAAGGCGCAGGGCTAAGGCAAACAAAACCCCGTCCAGGGCATCGAAAAGGAGTTGCAGGGCGTCGCCTGCTTGCTCGCGTTCGTCTTCGCGGGCTTCGGTTAAAAGGTCGTATTTTTCGAGTTCGTCCATTAGATCGCCAGTGTTTCATTTGAATCTGCGCTCCCGTCCACATACCTTGCCCTTGCCTGGTATATATCTACCCATTGGCTAATAATACTGCGCTGGCCTTCGCGGTCACGCTTATGGAACCGCCCGTCCTCCGCCTGCAATACCTCCCGCTGAATGGCATCGAAATTCTCCCACAGCACCCGGTCGGGGTCGTCAACGGCGCGCTGCGAAACAATGAACGCTGCATCTTCCGGCGACTTCCCGGCAAACGGTTTCCATGCTTCGATGGCTTTTGCCTCGTCAAAGACGGCGGGGGTGTTTTCGTAGATGCGCCGCAAAATCTGATCCCGCACATGATCCCGGATAGTGGTATCAAGCCCGGCGTCGCTTGCCGCTTTGTAGTTCTCCACCAATTCTGCGAAGCTTTGGAACTTCAAATCAGCCGGGTACTTGTATTCCACATCAATGGGTGTGTCCCAATGCCCGGCGGCGGCTGTCCAAATCATTTCGAGTACATCCTCAACACGCTTTACAAAAGTTACGACCTTGTTATATTGTGCCTCAAAGTTCAGCACAAATTCGGTTGCTGTGTCTGGGCTGGCTGTCTTTCGCGGGGTGGTGTCCTGGTTGAAGATTGTCAGGTAGATTGCGAATGAAAGGAGTTGCTCGCGGTTGTCGAAGCGCTCCAATACGTTCATTGGCCTGTCTGCATAATGCACGAACTTAGATAAGTCCAGCATTGCATCCGTCGTTTCCGGCATTGGTAGCACCTTTGTCACCTGCTCGCTCACTGCCTTAATGTAGCCGTGTCCGTGACAGACGTGGCAGCAATTGGTATCATTGCGAATGCCGCCGTAATACCCGCGCTCGCAGTGCATTCCCTGTTCGTTCGTATGGTCGCAGCGCTTCGCGTATTCAAACCGCTCCGCGAAGGCGTGTTCTATTTCGGTCACGTCCGCCAAATTCCCCGTCTTAATCAGTTCGTGCAGTTGGGGAATAGCTTCGTTGTACAAAGTCACATAATACTCCATACTGTCTGCCATGTACGCCCCCAGGCAGGCAGCGGGTAGGGTAACGGTGGTGTTGGGAAATTCCCTCACGTAGTACGTTTTTTCTTTTTTGTCTTGCGCCC